TCATAACATTTACCATAAACTGCAGTTTGTAAATCATATACTGTTTGTAAATGATTAGATGTTTTAAAATCAATTATCCATAATTCACCGTCAATTTCACATACCATATCACAGGTACCTGCTACTTTAAGTTCATCTGAAAATAAATGTACTTCAGTTTCAATTAATGTTGGGTTATATGTTTCCCACCAATCAACAAATTTTAAAAACATTTGCCATACATCTGGGTTGTACATTGGTTGACCATTAACTAGAAAATTTAATTCTTTTCCATTTAAATAATCTTCACACATTTCATGTACCAATGTACCTTCTTCACCTGCTTTTTTTACTATCCAATCAGCACTATATCCAACTTTTTTTAGCCAATCCTGAAAGTGTTTACCTTTAGGATAATAACTTAGAATATAAGTAACTGATGGATAATACTTTCCATTTCGTCTATAATACCTTGCATCAGGTAATGTTATTTGTTTTGCATCTTCACTAATCTCTAAAATCCTATTATAGGACTTTTTGATATTTCGTTTTTTCATACTAGTTGTAGTTTTTTTTCCATTAAATCATATTCAGTTAATGGAGTGGTATTTTGGATTAATTTTGTAAAATTTTTAAATCCCATTTCACTAGGGTCTTTCCCTTGAAGCTCTACCAAATAAACTTCTTTACCTTGATTTATAAAATCCTGAGCGAATTTTAATGCTTTCTTCATTGCGTCAGTATCTAATGCAATGTATATTTTTTGAATAGTTGATGTAACTATTTTTTTCATTAATTTTGATTGTATATTATTGCCTAATAACGGAATAGCATTACGTTTAATAGCTATGGCGTCAAATGGTCCTTCGCATAATACCAACGGTAACTTCCAATTAATAAACAACTCAAATGGTACTATATCACGTGACGCTTCTGGGTTTCTATATTTCCTATATGGATCCTTTTCAAATGATCTACCTGTGAAGAAATTTAACCCACCATTTTCATCATATGAAGGTATAATAATCATATTAGCATAATTACCATATTCACAATACCCTAAATTATATTTGTAAACATCATCCATTGTTAATCCCCTATTTTTAAGATAACTCCATGCTTGTTTACCTGTTATTCCTGTAGCTTTATCAGTTACTTGTTTAAAATCATTAGGTAATTTTACATCAATTACTTTTTCAACTACTTTACGTTCGTTTTCATTAGCAACTAATTTAAATAACTCTGTAAATTTTTCTGATGGTGCTTTTATTTGTTTAAATAAAGTAGATATGCGAGTACCTTTTTTATCACATACCCAACAATGCCAAGGATTATATCCTTTTTTATTTTCCGAAAAGTTAACTTCTAATTTAGGTTTATGATGATTACAAAATGGACAGTGGTATGATTGGTTACCTCTAGCCGTTCGTTTCCCAGTACCTAACACAGAGTTAACCAAGTTAACTAATAGTTCGTTTACCATAGTATGTAATATACGAAAATTAATTCGTTAATCAAAGTCTTTTCTAAAGAACTTTCCTAATATATTATCATTAATATGAGCACTATCTTTATTTTCTAATATTCCATTCTGAAATAAATGTTTAGTCTCATAATATGTTAGTAATTTTTTATTAGGAACAAATTCTAATATTCGTTTTTCCCAATTTTCACCTGCATTATCTTGCTGTGATAATATAACAATTTCTTTTTGGGATCCAAAATAATCTTTCCAATCTGATTCAGTAATTACTTTTTGTTTAATTGGAACACGACCTCTTAGTCCCTTTTTTGATCTTTCTTCTCTAAGTGCTGCTAATGCTTTTTTACCTAGTCTTTTATTTCGTTCAAAATAAAGCACTTTTTTACCAATGTATCTTACATCTGTTGGTTTATATCTAACTTCATAGATAAACCCGTAAGTTCCTTCTGGCATATCCTTTATTGATGTTATAACCCTTCCCTGGTAAGTCCAGGTAGCGGTTGTTGGCATATGTTTCATATATTATGTATCAAAGTTTACTACAAAGGTAGTGTCCGTTTGAAGGGATATAGGTATAGGCCTTGATAATTTACCTACAACTACTAATTGATTAGCTTCATTATATAATCCTATTTGAGTTACATATGGGCTAAAAATAGATCCAGTACAAAAATCATAGTATACTTCATTTGGATTTTCTTCAAATGTAGTTGCCATTAAATTTCCTACTGCAAATGTAATAGTTACTGTTCCATTACCCCCTACTAACGAACCAGGAAATGTTACTACATCTCCATAATTATATCCTCTACCAGCACTAGTAGCTGTTATTGTTGATATTGTACTATCAGCACCTACTACTATGGTTAAAATTAATCCTGATCCTTGTCCTGTTACTGTTGTTATTATTGATGCCCCAGCTCCATTACCTATAAGCGTATAAGTACCTTGTACTGGAGAGACACCAGTTATATCTGTTGATGCCAATAAAGCATTTTCAGCTAATGATACCTCACCTGATGGTCTTAAAGATGAAGGGTTAGTTGTATATGAAAATTCATTATCTCTAATTACACATTTATATTGGTTTTCTCTAATTGTAATTGAAGATGAAAATTGTATTGAAGATGATTCTATTTGAGAATTCATATTATCTTTAAAACCTACTTGTGATCCTAATAATCTTAATTGACCTGGGTCATCTGGTCCTCCTGTTAATACTGCTATCCCCTGAGAATAAAATATTTGACCTACACTATGTGTTACACTAAATCCTCCTGCTGCATCTGTTTGTTGTGCTAATAAATTCCCTTCACCATCATCCTTAACTAAACTATGTGTAAAATCAGATGATGTATACTCAAATTGAAATTGTTCACAAGGTATTTTTTCACCAAATAATTTAGATGGTATTGAAATAACTGAGGGGCCATTTACAGCTGTTGATGCTGAAAATTGTGCAAAAAATCTCGATTGCGTAACTGATGATTGTAAAAAATTATCAAATCTAGGACCCGTAGTTATACCTACCTCTCTATTAAAACTTGGATTAGCTCCAGGTATTAAACTTTGTGTTGGTAATTGGTCACCTGTAGATGATGTTAAAAAATTAGAATAATATAATTGTTTAGTACTATTAAATACTAATACTTTATCTAATACTGTAGTAAATCCTGTTGGGTTTGATCCTGATGTATATGCTCCTTGTAAACCTTGATAATATTCAATACCTACATCTGAGGCAGAAACCTGACTACTGCTAAAATGAAATCGCTTGTTAGCAGCGAAAGGAGTTATTACTACCTCGTTTGTATTAAATTGTTTGAATACTGCCATCCATCCTAGAAATCAAGTTTAACTCTTACAAGTAATTCTTTAGTAAAGTCTTTTTCTAATGGTCTAGATAATTTAGCTACTGCTAATAATTCTTGTGACTCGTTATATAGACCTACTGTTGTAATGTAAGTTGTTGGGTTATCTATGAATGAATCGAATAATATTGCTCCTGTTGAGCTTGATATAAATGATGGGTTAGATGAGTAATTATATTCCTGTGATTTTGCTCTACAAAATATAAAATCAGATGATAAATCTTCTTTTGAATTTAATGTAAATCCTTTTGTAGCTGATCCAAATTTACCTGCTACACCTAATGCATTTACTATTTTTGCTGAATTATCATCCCAAGTACCATTTGATCTAGCTGTACCTAAAGCTATACCTCCATCAGCAGCTGCTCCATCTAAAGCTTCTCCACTTAAAATTAATAAATCTACATCTGGTAAAATCCAACCATATGATCCTGAATTAAGAGTCCATCCATTTGAGTCTGTTTGGTTAGATGTTGTTCTAACTGCTCCTGCTGATCCTGAAATTATATTATAATATCTTCCTGCATCTGAAAATTGAGCGACTGTATTTACTTTACTATCATCAGTTAATGATAATTCATTAGCTGATCCTGATATGTTTAATGTCCAAGTTCCAGGTAAAATAGCTTGTTTATATCTTGCTCTTTCAATTGGTAAACAATAAAAATATGATGATGTTTGATTACCAAATATAAATGAAGCATTTTCATCACCTAATACTAAATTTCTATATGAACCATAATTTATTCTTGAAGGAGTAGTTCCTACTACTAGTGGGTTTAATGGTGCACTACCACTACCTTTTATATCATTATAAGCAATATCAAATTGAATTGCTGCAGTTACTCCTGTTGAAGCTGTTTGGTATACTGATGTATAATATTCTTTTACAGCACTTGTTACTTGAGCTGAACTCGTTTGGAATACTTGTAATGTTGGTGTGTTATCACTCCACATTGCAGCTGTTACAGAATCAGTACTTAATACTTTATCTGAGGCATCTAATGGTATATAAGCACCTCTTAAACTTGCTGCTGATGTGGTTCTTGATGTTATTTCGTCTGCCATAATTTATTTATTTAAGATGCTGTTGTTGTTTTAGTTATTTGTAATGGAACTGACGCTCTTGCTCCTGAGTCTAATCCTACTACAATTAATGTAGCATATAGCACGTTATTAGATCCAAATAATGTGTTAACTCCTGTGGCTACAATAGTACAACTTGTACCTATAACTGTTTGAGAAGTTGCTGTACCATTTGTTATACTCATATTTGCATTTTGTGAAGCTAAAGCTTGTGCAGCTTTTGTTTGAACTCCACTACCAAAGAATTGTGAAGTAACTCTAACATCTGAAATTGTAAATGAGTATCCTGATGGTTCAAATTTAGTACCATTTAGGTAATTTAAGGTTTCTGGTGTTATAGTTTCAGAAGATAATTGTGGAATTTTAAGTAATGGTCCAATTCCTGATCCAGCTAATATAGGCATTTTAGCAGTTTGTCTTGGTAAAGTAACTAATTTATACTTCATCATTTGTGCTTCATCTGGAAATGCTTCTAATAAAGGCATGTTTTCAATTGCTTCCCCATAAAAAGCCGATCCTGAAGGATGGTTTGGGTTGTATAGTGTATAATCTACTTCATCATCAGATAAAGCAAATTGAGTTATATTGAAAGATCCATCACCTTTTGCAAGTAATTCTCTTCCCTTTTTAGTTAATATTGCATCAACTGTTATAATCTGATTATTTAAATATCCCATTACTTTGTTGTTTTATTTATAAATATATAATTTTTTAGTTTCTATTCCAAGCTATAGTAAACATTCTACATCTTACGATGAGGTATTATCATTACCTGGGAATGCATTTTTAGCTCTTAATTGGTTAATTATATTAACCGCATTTTCTTTTTGTTGTAATGTTAAATCATTAGGTATAATATAACCACCACCTGATTGTGTTCTAGTACCTTTTGATCCTGATGGTGCTGTTATATTTCTAATCATTACTCTATTATCTTGTTCTACTTCTCTTCTTACTGTAAATTTAGTAATTGCTCCACTATCTAATCCATTTAATGCTACTAATGGATCTG